ATTTGTCGTGGAAAAATTAAATCCGGTATTTGCTGTATCAACAATATTAAACTTCGCATTAAAATCAGCACCAACATTCATGATTAAGTCACATGAATATGCTGCTCCAGATTCTGGGTCAAATGTAATTTTTTTAGTTGTCATTTACTAAACTCCTCAACATATCTTTGATTTCAGTAATTTCATCTCTAAGAGTTGATATGTCTCTCTCAAGATTATCAACTTTATTTGATTCATTTTGTTTGAATTTACGACGAGAAAGATACTGATCATATTCAGATTTATTTGTATTGATAATACAATTTGATTCAGTATTTCTAACCAGATGGTTATTGTTTTTTACTTTAATGTAAGACATTATGCTAGAGCGATAACTTTTAGGTTTGAAACTCTCGGAACATAAGCTTGATTTGTTGATGTCATTACGAATTTAATTCTGAATGATTTAAATGATGGTAAATCGTTAACGCTAAATGTCATTTCCTTAAATTGTAAATCTTTAGTTACAAATCCACTGGCCTCTGATGGAGGAGTGAATGCATCAGTTCTTCCATCACTCTTATCGATTGATATAATTTGTCCTTTTTCATTTAGGTTATCAAATCCGGGGAAGGGTACAAATATCGGATCAAATCCTTGATTTTCACTTATTGCATAAAAAGCACGAATATCTGTATACTCATTACTATGAGCATCAAGTATTATTTTTATAGAAGTTGCTGAAGTTTCTAATGTATTTTCTTTAGAAATATATTGGAACGCTGAAGGATCATTTTCTAAAGAGTCAACACGATTATCAGTCGTGAAATCAGAAATAAGTTTATCAACTCTATTGGAAGTAAGAATTGCACTTATTCTCTCTGTGTCGATAGTAGGAGATATTCTTGAATCATTTGAATCAAGATTTAGTTTCATGTTAAATGATCGATCACCCGGTAGTACTGTTATTGATGAATTATTTGTTTCATTGACTCTTGATGCAATAATTCTAGGTGAATTCAAATAGTTTATTTTGTTTATACCAACTGATTCTACAGATTGAACGACAAATGGTGTGTCAGATCCTTGACCAGATCCAGTATTTACACTTGATCCACTCACGGTTTTTATTTCACCTGATAACGATGTTCCAGAAACAGTAGTATTTTGAATCATAGGCGTAATCACTTCAAATGGCATGTTCTGAGTTGCGTGAATTGCTTTTCCACCATCTGATTTTGTTTCTTTAACTTTTAGTAAAGGATAACTTTCAGCACTTGTTCTTCCAATTCCATTTGCACCCATGTCTAATTTAATTTTATAAGAATCCAAAGTGATTGGATTTGAATCAGTTACATTAGCTAAGTTATGAGTTAAGTTAATTCTTCTTAGTGACACACCACCAAATTCGTATTTGGAAACTAAATCATCGGTGACATAATTTTGAGCGAGGGTTGAATCTTGTTGTCTTGTGATACCTGTTAGAGTATTTCCTGAGAATCCAGTATATTTAATTATTTCATTTTTTATTTTTAGATAGCCTGGATTTGTAGCAGCGACTCCAACGTTTTCAAAAGTTGAAAACTCACTTGTACTTGCAACTGATATATTAGCAGTAGAGTCATTATTATATGGAGATGTTAATTTAGTTGTAGGAACATCGCTTTCAACACCTGATATTGTCACCCTGTTTATTTGGTGATGCATACCATGATTCTTATGATTCACAACAATATGTAATCCATCGGATACTGTCGTGATACCACTTGCTGGAATGAACGCACCTATTTCACCACCATTACCAGTTACAGCACTTGTTATACCAACAGTTGATGCTGCATACATTAGAGTGGTGCCAGCACCAGTCAAAAATCCACCCTGAACATTATCAAGAATTAATTCACTTGTGCTACCAATAGATGCAACAGTTAATCTTGCATTAATACCTAAACTGGTTGTGATACCTAAAACATCACCTACAGAGTATCCTGCACCTCCAGCAGTTATAGTTGCTGATACAACAGATCCGACATTATATACCACAGTTGCTTGTGCATCCCGACCACTACCTGTTACGGTTGTGAGAGCTACACCTGTAACAGTTTGTCCACTACCACCAGCGGTTCCATTTGCTGGAGTATATCCTAAACCAACTCTTGAAACGGTCAATGATCCAGTTGCGATACCTGCAGTCGAAACTAATTTACCAGTTGCATTTGATCCCTGTTGAGATATTGTATTACCAATCTGAGCATGTACTCCTGCGCCAAAAGCTGATGATATGCCAACTCTTATTTTATTTGTTGTAAGATTTAATGAATTTGGTAATAATTTTGGAATTTGTGCATTACCTTCACCTAAAATTGGGTTGTAAATTTCAACTGACCCTGAAGGTGAAAATTCAGCTCTATTCAGAGTAAATTTAAGATCCTCCCACTGACTTGGTTCCCATGTTGAAGCATTTTGTGATTTAAATAATGAACCTAGTGTAGGCTGATTTGATACAAATTCATCAGTTACTAGATCATTTTCACCAATTCTTGAAATAAAGACTCTATATTTTGCAGATGCTGATAATAAACATATCGCATATTCAGTTGCTGGTGAGAGATATACCGGTGATTTAAATGTAAATTTAGTTGCAATAGATCCGTTTGTTGATGTTGTTATTTGATCTGGATTTAAATTAATCTGTGAAAATGGAACAACTTCTCTGGTTGGAGTGCCAAGTTTAACAGTTCTTATATCCAATTGAACAGGAACGTTACTATCATCAACTGTTTCAAAAAATACCTCACAACTTGTTGCAAAAACACCAGTTGAGTCGTCAACGGCAAATGATTGTGCCAATGGATCAAAAAACCTAACAAATTCAGTATCTGTAGTTGAACCTGTTTGTTCTCTCACTGCTCTGCTTCCAGAGGTATTCAGTGTTTGAACACTAGCATTTCTTAATGAAATAATATTTTCTTGAACAGTTTCTAATGAACCAGAAGAATCAAATACCTCTTGAGCAGTTGTTGATGCATCAGTTAAGTTATTTTGATCATTATCAATTAATACAAATGTTCTTCTTCCGGTTTCAAATGTAGGATTTGATGATATATTAGGATTTGGTATAAACAAACTACCAAGAACGGATGCTGCATAATCAGATATTAATCTAAGATTAGTAATCTCAGCCTCTGCACCTGATGTTCCACCTTTAAGTATCATTCCAGTTTCAACTCTTCCAAAGAAATCACCTTGTGCTTGCTCGGCGAGTGAATCTAAATCTATATTTAAAGTGGTTGATGTTGAAGAGTAAGATGAAGGTATCACTGATGCACTACCACCACCTGTAAGTTGAACTGTTCCGGGTGTTCCAGAATAGGTTTCTAGTGATGTAGATGCAGTCTGAGTTGTGTAAGGATTTTTCGCATAAATTCTAGTAGGTGCATTAAATGGCCCCTCTTTATGATTTGAAACTGCAACTTTAAATTTGATAATAGCAGGATCTGCTGAGTTTGTAGAGAATACTTCTCCTGTAACTGTTTCTCCAACTTGAAATACACCAGACTTCATTGATATTTCTAAAAGTTTAGGAACGCAATATGAGGTCATATTGATTCCATCAAAAAATCCATACATTCTTGATTGAGGTTTAAATCCACTTCCATCAAAAGTTATATTTCTTGAACGCATTATTGGAATGACTTCACTTGATATGGTTCTATCACCATCAGATACCTGATCAAATTGCTCAGTGATTAGTTGTCTAGTGCCAGTTCTTGTATCCTGTCCTGTTCTAAATGTTTCTGTTGTTACATCTTGAAGAATAGCATTTCGACCATTCCACCTACCTCTAAATTCTGGCCCTACATTTCTCTCTGTCTCACTGCCAGTCCAAACAGTTTGCCATCCACCCCATATTGTGCTGGTCAATCCTGTTTGAGGATCGAATCCACCAAAGGATCTTTCTGCTTCAGCAACTGTTGCAGCAAAATTACCCTCTCTCTGAATAATTTTTGGTTCAAGTCTTACAGTATCAACCCATGTATCTGATGCGGGTATTAAGTCAAGAGATCCTTGCCAAAAATTAAGTATGAAGGGTGTTACACTTTCTGAGCGAGTTCCAAATGGTTGTGTTAAGTATTCAGTTTCTTCATAGTCTAAAGTTAATACACTACCTGTTTTTTTGATATTCGTTCCTTCTGGATCAGCACCGTTAAATATTGTATTTTGTCCCTCAACTGGGCCAACCTGCAAATCAATCAAATTGCAATAATGAGATGCTCTTAATTCTTTTTGTGTTAAATCAATACTATTTTTAACTGATGTGCTTGTATCTTGTGGTAATAATGATGTAAAATTATCAACAAAGAAACCAGATTTAAATTTATTCAATCCATTTTCATCAGAAACAAATAGGTTAGATGTCTCAGTTTCTAGTAGAGATAGTGTTGTATAATATTCTAAATTTTGTATTCTATCCTCTAGTTTACGGATATCTTGCATTCGATATCTCTTATGTTTTAAGAAAGATAATGAGGCATCTGAAACATTGTAAAGATAAGGTGGTAGATTTACTTCTGCTATCTCTAAAGAATCATCTATTGCTACAGGTTTATCTGGGTCTTCACTTGGAGATCCTTTTGATATAGATAAGTTTCCATACTTAGTCAAATAAATTTTATCAATTCTACCAAGATAAAATGAGTAATCTAAAATAATAGATTCATCAGATGCTAAGACATTAGCTGCTGAATTTCCTGAACCATCAAATGATCTTCCAAAAAATTCTAATGGAGAGCGATCACTTTCAGAAACTGAATAGTTTGAAACTCTTGGTCTTATATCAATTAAATCTGTATTTCTTATACCATCAACACTTTGTATATCTTGTGAATAATTAAAATCATTGTAAGAATTTTTAATTGTAATATCACCTTCATCTGTTGATTCAAAATATCCGTTTGTAAAATAAACTTTTAATTTTTTTGTAGGAGCAGTTTTACTACTTATTCTTTGAATAAATCCAAAATCATAGATTGTAAGTTTTTGTCCTGTGTTAAATTTATAACTTTCAGTAATATTTTTGCTTGGATTATCTAGAGTATTGACTATGGCTTGGACATTTGATTCTTCAAAATTAACTGATTCACCCTCTCTAAAATCTACATCATTAAGTAATACAAATGATATCTGAGAATCTGATAAAGTTTCAGCGTAAACTGCAACTGCACCAGATGATACACCTTTTATTTTTTCACCAATTATAAGATCTGTTGTTTTACCAGCTGGACTATCAATTGATGATAATGTCATTTTCGGTGCTGAAGGATCATCTGTTGACAGAGATTCAAAAATGCCTAGAACATCTAATACATCTGGGGTGTTAAGAGATATTTTTTCATCCTGAACACGAGTTCCAAAAGGATAACTTCCAGATGTTAACCCATCATTTAATGTTGTACCACCTGTTCCAGATCCAGTTTGACTTGATTTATCAATAAGTTGTGTATTTACTCTCTCTTTTCTTTTTATTTTTGCAGTTGGTTTTGTTTTGGCAAGAGTTGCAACTAAAGTAGCATCTTGATTTGAACTTAAATCTGCACCAACATTACTTATTTGAATTGCACCATTTCCTGAAGTAAATGTAAATTTATCAGATGTTAAAGTTTCTTGTGTACCGTCTTTTCTAATTAAAGAGTATCTCTCCTCATCAAATGGTAAAAATGTTTCATTGGTTCCGGCAAGAACTGCAGTTGATAATTGATTATCTGCATGGTTTATAACCACATCAAAAGTTTTTCTTATATTCAAAGTTGCTGATGATATATCAACATCTGATATATTTTCTTTTGGCATTCTTGTAAACAAAGCATTATCAAATGATTTTTCAAAAGGAGTTGTGACAAGTGTAAGGTCAGGAACTTCTAAAGAAGATCCCTGCGTGGAAAATAAAGCACCTTCAGTAACTCCGGTTACAGTGGCTACACCAGTTACAATAATATCATTTGCATTAACTTGTGTAATTCTTACTAAAGATTTCAAGTTATTTCCCAATCCACCAAATTTAAGAATATTACCGACTTTTAATTTTCCGGGAAACTGTTCATTTCCACTTGTGATTGTACTGATTGAAACACTACTTGCGTCTGTTCCAACACCAGTCATATTTGCAGATCCAAAGATAAACTGATCTGCTTGAACTACATCACTTACAAAACTTTTTGCAGATCCAACATTACCTAAATCAGGGCCTGCGTATAAAGATTTAACGTCTGCCATTCCAAAAGATGTAACAGCAAGAGCTATTCTACTGTTTTCTTCTCCGTTAATTATGATCGGTTCGTTTGGAACTAATTCCCCAGACTTATCATATAGTGTTAATGAAGTTGTATTACTCGCACTCGATCTTAAAAATCCAGTCGCACCACTAAATTTTCCTTTTATGAATGCAGGAGTTGCCTGTGTGATCGCTTGGTTTAGTGTTACTTTACTAAATGTTTGTACATCAAACAATGAAATATCATATTCATTTACATTAGAATTTGTTGCACTGTATGATCCAGACTCTAAAGCAAAATCATAGACTCTAGCAACACCTATTTCTTCTCCAGATATATTTGCTGCTCCGGGTAATCCATTCGATCTCTGATCTCTTAAACTAACTATGAATGTATTTCCGATTCCAACATCAGGTGATCCTGTTTGATTATTAAGTCTTAATGTTCCACCTGTATTGTAATTAACTCTTTGACTTTTAAGACTTTTTGTAGTTCTAGGTTTTTCTACATCGAGAAAGTTTGATGATATAGTTTCAATTTCATATCCTTTAACAAAGGCTTTACCAGCAGAGACTTGAAATAAAGCAAGGTCATCATTCGCTATTAAACCACCCTCAGTTGATTGACCATCACCATATACACCATTATTACCAATATTATCATTTAAAGACTCTCTCACTGATACTGAAAATGGTTTGACTGTATAATTACCAGATTCAGCAAATGTTCTTCTTGCTAATTCATCATTTAATATATTATAATCTGATGTTGTAGGTCTTGTTCTTAATACCCCACTTCTTACTGATGCTAATTCTACAAAATCATCATCATTTAAATCATTAATACCTTTGAAAAATAATGAACAAGATATTTTAAGACGATCTGCACCCGGTGCTGCAAAATTATTAAATCCTTTTGAGTTATCTGTGAGTGAGGAATCTTCATCAGAATTGATTGTTTCCTCTAATACTCTAAGACCTATTCTACCTGTTGGAGTGTTTGAGTATTGATCTAGTAGGATAGTTTGAGTTGGAACATTCACAAAAGTCCCTCTTACAAAATAAACACCCTCTGATATCGAGAACGATGAAGCGGTAGATGTTGCGTTAACAGATATTGCACCAGCAAATGATTCGCCACTTGGTATGAATGTACTGTTTTCAGGGCCTGATACTATATCAATATTTGCTGCTAATAGTTCTCCGTTTTGAAATACCGAATTTTCATTACCTAAACTAGAGGAATCATATCTGATGTATAATGTAAGATTATCTCTGACAGAATCTGTAGAGTCTAATATTTTTACAATTGTTGCCGACACACCAGAAGTTAGTCCAACAATTTTACGATTAAGTAATTGGTCAACATATGATTTAACTGTAACTCCCAAATATTCGTTATTTATTTCTACGCATGCAAAATTATTATCATAACTGGTATTTCCGGGTATTACCTTTGCACCTTCTTTAAATATATGTTGACCAAATTTTGCAATCTGATCTTGCAATATCGATTGTAAACCTGTTAATTCTCTTGCTTGAACAGGTAATCCGGGTTTAAACAGAACCTTATGATAGTTATCATCTGCATTAAAATCGTCAAAATACGGCGATACATTTAGATTGGTTGATTGTGCCATGAGTGATTAGAATTGCAGTATGACTTTAATATCTTCTTTCTGATTAGAAGAACGGGTGATGGCTGGTCGATGATCAGCGTAAATTATATTACCAGAGTATTTTTTAACTTCTGGGTTTGATACACCATTAGTAAATGTTTGACCAAGATAGTATGTTTTATTATTTATTGAGGTTGATAGACCGCTAAATGAAGTGTGAATTGCTAAAGTATTTGATCCATCATCAGGAACTATACTAAAACTTCCACCATCTGATATATCAGCAGTGAAACGATCAAGATTAAAACCATGAATTGGTGCGGTAGTTCCAACACCAACTGTGGTAAATCCAGCCATGGTTCGATCTTGCCAATACTTTAATACTCCTGTTGTTTGGTCATAACCAAGAACTTTACCAATTGCTGTTACACCTGTTCCAATAGTTTGTTTAATTATTGAATCAGCAGTAAAAGTTGCATTACTATATCCAGTTCCAACTAATCTTAAAGCATAAGCTGCACTTGCTTTATCTAAAGATAATAATGCGGTTGATCCAAATGATTGTGGGTTTTCAATAATACCTATTCTTGAAATTTCATTGCCAGTTATAAAATCAGGATTCTCAGGATCATTTTCGATTCGAGAATAAATTAAAGCATTCGATGCACCCAACTCTTTGTAAATGTCTTTACCATGTCCACCTGAAGGTGGTATGATTACATCAAGTTGAGGATATGAATCGGGTCTTGGCAATCCACCAGCAACAATATCAACAGTTCCAAATGTATATCCAGATCCTTGATTGGTTACATCTACGGATCCAATTTGCTGATCTGCATTTACAGTTACAGTGCACTCAGCATCACTACCATCACCCTTAATCGGAACTCTTGTATAAGTTCTATTTGCAGTGCCTAAACCAACACCACGATTTTGTATAACAACAACTTTAATACCACCATCAACTGCATTATCTCTCACGGCAGAGTTATCAGTTCCACTTGACCAATCAGATGGGACAGGCATGTATTCCGTGGAATCAAACTTTACTAACTCTGATGGTTTAACTGTATAAAGATACTTCCAAACATACCCATCACCACTTGATCCTGCAGCCTTTGGTTCTAAATCTGTGAAGGTTGGTTCATCAAGAGATGGTTTTCCATCAGGATTCTCTGGAGATGTACCATTCTCTAAACAAATATAGACTCTAAAATCAGTATTAATCACATAATAAGTTGCATTATACAACCCAGTACCTTGTCCATTCTTTGGTGGATTGTTTATACTATAATCTGGTCTGTAATAGTCATATGTTGTACCAGAAGTCCAACTATTTTTTCTTACTACTTGTTTTACATCACTTGCTGTTACCTTTTTTAAGGCAATCATTGTATCATAATAATCATTTTGATTGTTTAAATTATCAATTGGCGCAGGGGGATTATTATTCCATGTTGCTTGTATTTTTGTCGGCTCAGTTAAACCAACAAAAGTATAATAAGAATTAGAAGATGAAGACACGCCAGCTACAAAATTCTTCGCATTTAATATTCTTATCTGGTCAGTTATTATGGCAGACATATATTTAGATTTTTTATTTATTTATGTGGTATAACTTCCTACTTTTAAGGAAGCTTTTCTTGTTAATATAACACCAGTCTCGATTCCAGTGATACCATTAGAGGTATTTACTGTATATGCACGAGAAACATTACGATCAGACATGACAATTTTACCAAAACTATAGTCCCCATAGTAAGAACTATTTGCTAATCCAACAAGTCCTGCAGTATTTGCAACACTGACAATAACTCTTGTAAGTGCAGTTTGTCCAAATCCAACTGCATCTGTTGTAACTCCTGACACAGCAGCCACACGATACACATTATCTATAAAGGTTGTTCCAATACCCACAATACTATCATCATCATAATCCATAGATGATCTTGCAGAACCCACGTTTGAATTCTTAATTACAAAGTAATCATTAACAGCAATAGCAGATTCTGTAATTGCATTCGTGCCACCTTGAGTAATATCAGAATTTCTTAAATCAGAATCAAAAGGAATAACCAAATCCAATTGTATTGTAGGATGTGTGATACCACCAACAGTTGTGATTGCAATACCACTAATTACACCACTGTCACCGGTGAATGATACTACAGTATTAGACTCAGTAAGAGTTGGTTGAGCACCAATTAACACAACAGGGGGATTAGTTCCAGTATATCCAATACCAGATTGAACACCAACGGTGATTGCCGATACGGATCCATTTGCAATGGTTGCAGTGGCTTCAGCACGAGCAGTTGTTCCAAGTCCAACTGGGTTCTGAATTGTAACTGTAGGAGCACTTGTATATCCTTTACCACCATCAGATATTACAACAGACGTAATTGTTCCTGCAGCAGATACAACAGCAGTCGCAGCAGCCGCAACCCTTTCTGCATTATTGAAGATAACAATATCTTTTTGGAAATCAGTGTTTACTAAGTTTTCATTCTTAGCATTAAAGAAAGGTCTTAAATTACTCACATATGCGATTGTTGTGCCAACTCCAACAGATTGTATTAGATTTGTAGTTGGGAATATTCTTCCATCATATAATTCACGACTCTTACTTACGAGCTTACCCTCAATAAAAAGATCTTCTGTTTGTTTTGTCCACTTGACTGGTCTCTTCTCTCTTGTATCTTCATAAACACCGGGGCCATTGTAAGCATTAGTATCAACGGAATTGGATGATGTGATTTCAACAACACTCCTATCACTTTCCTGTAACCAATCTTTTTGATCTAACGTGTCATGATAACCAAGAGTAAGAGTATCCCCAACTTTAACAGTTGCAATTACATCTCTATCAACAACATCAGCACCACCTGTTCCTCTATAGAATAATATTTTTAATGTATCCTCTGCTTTTGGTGGTTCATCAAATGTTATAGTTGCTCCACCGGGGAATGAATATGCCTCTCCGGGTATTTGTAAAATATCATTTATAAACACAAATAAAGTATCTTCAACTTTTACAAGTGATCCGGGTCTTGATTGTATTGATAACGCATCTCCACCAACTGATATTGGGAATGTTCTTCTTGATCCATCAAAAAGATTTGAGAAGTTGTCAAGAACTTGAAGTTGACCAACTGCCCAACCAGTGAATTGATCACTATCAATTTCTTTGATTGTCAATTCTAACTCTTCATAATTTGCACTTGCAGTGGTTGGGATACCAACTGATGAGAAGTATGTATCGATACCTGCTAAAGGTAAAGTCACGATTTGATCTACACCATAACCATATCCAAGATTTGTAATCTTAAAGTCCATTATGGTAGATCCTTGACTTACAACAACATCAGCTCTTGCCTCTGTTCCACCAATGCCGGGGCTACTTGCACTATAAACTAAAGGAATATCACTATATGATAGTGGTTCATCAATCACAACCTTCATGAGTTGATTAACTTTACCACATCTCGCATAATTATGTGGTCTAGTTGATATACCTGTATTAACCTCAAACTCTGTTCCACTAAGAACTCTTAAAACAGTTGAACCATCAAATCCAACATCTTGCTTACTTGCAGAATTATTATTTGCTCTTGGTGCTATTAAAACAGGTTGAATTGTTCCACCGCTTACAAAGTTACTGAGTGTTACTCCGGTTCCTATATTGATACTAAACTGAGTTGCACTAGCAACACCTACTACGGAAACACCACAGAAGGCATCATCTCCGGATCTTGGGAAAGAATGAGTTGGAGTGCTACCATCAGATGATGATGACATACCAAGATCATTTAACAATACATCACTACTCTTTCCTGTTACTGATAGACCATGAGCAGTGCTTGTTGTTACAGTCATGATTCCAGTAGAACTATGATATGACGCATTTTGCACACTAACAGCAGGTGCATAATCGCAAGTAAATGCAATTCCAGATAACACTATTTCATTACCAACTGATAATCCATGTGATGTTGATGTTGTAACAGTGGTAAGACCTGTGATAGATGTGTATCCTACATTTGATATATCTCTAGGAACATAGAATACTCTATCAGTTGTTATTGCAACGCTAGTAACATGCCCATCAGATACAGCTGCAGTTCCGATAGAGAAGACTCCAGCACCATCAAATCTTTCAGTTTGTATAGCGACATTTACAACAGTTTGGACTTCTGATCTATAACCAGATCCTGTGTTTCCTATTGAAACAGATGAAATAGTTCCAGCTGTTGAAACAATAACAGTTCCTCCAGCAGAAACTAATGGTTGATATCCAAATCCTCTTGTTGATCCAACTGATACTATAAGACCACCAACGGGTATTGAAGCAGCATTCGCATCTTTAGTTGCAGTAACTATTCCAGATCCTGTCCATGATAATTGAGTTCCAGATGGCTCTGAAAGTGTAAAGTCCGCATTTGATCCGGGAGCCTGTAAAATACCGTTTATAAGAATAAGTGCATTGTTTGTCGCAACACCAGTAATTGCACTTCCATTAGTATGTGTTAATGCAAAATCCTTTGTGAGTCCATTGAATGATTGAGTCAAATCATCAAACAGATAGTTATCTGTGTAAGTTTCTTCTGAACCACCAGCTACACCAGTTCTTGTGAATACTCTACCTTGGAAACTAGATGATGTTGTAATACCAACAAAGTCTCTTTCATCAGGAGGATTGGTTGTTGAACTGATTGGATTTCCACCAGATGGTGCTTCAGTAAAGTTAATCTCATTTTCTACAATATTATAATTACCTCTTATTTTTTCAACTAAATCACCAGTGCTAAATCCTGCGATAGTTGTTCCTAACCACCCTCTTCTTACTTTCATCGCATTTGTTGATCCTACACCCACAGATATAATTTTCATTATTTCTTGTGTATCTCCAGCTCCAACTCTTATGTAATCTGCACCAAAGAATGATGTGATACCACTAAAGAATACAACATCATCACCTATATTTGTTTTCTCAGAAATCGTGGTGGTCACAGATGTTCCAGCGATTGGTGACTGTATTGCATTATCAATTGCAACTAATACCTTTTGATTTGCATTGATTGCAGTAAATGTGTGAGATGTTCCAATACCAACTGTAGATAATCCTACTGGTAACGCAATTTCTTTTAATGCATTTTCTGCAGTGAGTGCAACTTGAACCTTATCTTCACCCTTCTTTATAATAAAGACTGATGATGGCATGCTAAATGGTGCAGTATCTATACCAATTGATGTGCCAGCACCAGCAGAGTAACTAACTTGTTGACCAGTGGTGAAGAAATGATTTGGAAGTGTTAATGTATTATTTGTTAAATCAACTATCTCAGAACTTGAACCATCATATGGTTTTTTAAATATTGGATTACCATCATTTTCGAGAGCAAACTTTCTCTTAATTGATACTTCGGTTCCTTCATAGATCGCAAATCCACTTTCAAGTGATGCATTTTGTAAGTCCTTAACTGCCTCTCCACCAACTTCTCTATAAGCTTCTGCAGGTAGTAGTGATGTATTTTCTTCAGGTCTTAATGCATTTAAGAAGGTTGTAATTGAAACTCCGATACCTGCATTTGGAACGAAAGTTATTTCTGTGATTTCTGTTGTTACACCAGTTCTTCTTGCACTTATAGTTCCCAATCCAGCAAACGCTGTTCCTACTTTTACATTTCCATATTCTGTCAACATTATATTTTCAGGATCTGATCCATCATAATCATCAATTACAACAACCTCAGCTAATTCATAACTTCCATTTAATACATCAGCTATCTGTACAAGACAATATGCTGCGTCATATTCATTACTATAACTTGCAATACCCACTGGGATAGGTGTTGCACTTGAACTAATACCTGTTGATTGAGCAGACATTTCTGCGTAAGAGAAATCATAAGATCCAATTCCAATATATCCCTCAGTTGCAATACCAATTGATACTGCATTAATGAACGCAGTTGTCATACCAGCATCAGGTGTATATGAAAGAACAAGATCATTACCATCCATGAATGGGAAGTAAGTTCCTATGTTACTTGTAGATGAATATGCATCAACTGAATGAATTGTTAATTGACCATATTCTTGGAATCCTACATTTGTGCCATCATGAATTAAACTTACTTGATCATATTCAACACTTCCATTTAATGTACCACCACCCGCTTCAACACTCATTAA